TCGTTGTCGCAGGCGAAGAACATGTCGGGCTGGCGGAACGTGTGCGCCCATTTCGTGCACCACTGGTCGAGAAGCGCTTGAAGCTCTGTCATGGAGGCGGCGATCGTTTCCGCGTCACCGATCCTGTCGGGCTCGACCTCTCCGAACATTTCGCCAACGTCCATGGCGTCGTCGAGCGCCCGCTCAATAACGAGGTCTGCCTCCAGCTTGGGCCACTCGTGACCCTGTGCCTCGCAGATGTAGAACGAGCCGCCATAATCGGCGTGTCCTACTTCAAGCGCTTCCTCTTTGGTCGCGAACGACGCGTCGTAGCGCTCGTTATTCGTGCCGACCCACCAACGCCACGGTTTCTTGTTCTCACTCATTCTCTCTCCTCTCATCCCGGCGATGCGCCGGACAGGCGGGGGTTAGGCTTCTCAAAGCCGCGTGACTTGATCGGGCGCGAGGGCCACGTCTTCTTGCGCTTCGGCTTGTTGGCGCCGGTCAGGCGGCGGACCTTGGCGCGCGCGTAGGCGTCCTCAGCCGTCTTCTCGGCATGGCAGGTGATGTGCTTCGCGGACAGGTTCGACGCAGCGTGAGCGCCGTCCAGCGCGAGCTGGTGAACATGGTCCCACTGGCAGTCGGCCGGCGTCTCGATCACCTGGCCGCAGCGGCCGCAGATGACGCGGCCCCAGATGAAAAGGGCCTCCAGCTTCATGCCGAGCGTGATCGCGCCGCGCTTCGTCATATGACGCGCCGCCATTTGCGGCGGAGGACAACTTCACTAACAGAATGCCCCTTCAGACCGAGATCCCGCGCGATTTCGCAGTGCCGCTGCCCGGACGCGGATCGGCGCCTTATTTCGCGGACTATATCCTCGGTCAGTTTTGCGCTGTGGTGCCTCTCGCCATGCGCTATCCGGTTCTTCGCCGCCGCATCGCGCATGTTGTCGAGCCGCGTTCCGGAGAAAATGTGATCTGGATTGACGCAGTTCGGTCTGTCGCAGCGATGGCATGCTTCCATGTCCGCTGGGATCGGTCTTCCCACCGCTTCACACATTGCACGATGAGCCATCACCGAGCGCCCTCGCAGGGAAATCACGCCGTATCCGGCGTTATTCGTCAGCGCCGTCCATATCCAACATCCAGCCTCATCGATCCGATAGCGGGTTTTCATCCTCTCCAAGGCCGAGGTACGGGCGCCAGGCCGTGAGCGCATGAGGCCGGATTCAGTAAGGAACCTGCGAACCGCTCGTGGGCTGGTGGCAAGGATGGCCGCCACTGTCTCGAACGAGCGGCCCTCAGCGTATAGAGCCGCCGCCGCCGCTTCATTGATTGGGATTCTTCTCATTGCCATGTGTGGTCACTCCGGCGCTTGCGTTTCGTCATGCTGCGACCAGCTCTTCAATCTGAGAGCGCAAATCGCCGGGCGCGACGCCGGGCAAAAAGTCATTGCAGATGACGACCAACGCCCGCTCGTAAAAGCGGGAGAACTCGCCCTGGTCCATCCTGTCGAAGGCGATCGATGCCGGCCATTCGAGGATGCCCTCGGCAGTCTTCACGACTTCCACATGCCCGGTGCGGAGCTTGACGACCTTGGCGACCTTCTCCGCCGTCACGCTCTCGCCCAGGGCGTCGGCTACTGCCGACATGAGCGCCCAGAACTTGCGGTTATGCGGGCCGCTCCTCGGCTTCACCATGCGGACGCGCACGACCGATCCGGGGCGCACGGCTTCCATAGCCTCGCGCGCCGGGCCGTTGTCAGGAACAAGCCCTGTCAGCGTCCGCTTGAAGAGAAGGGGCGGCTCGTCACCCATCAAGCCGCCTCAAGCTCTGCGATCCGGGCTTCCAGCAGGCGTTTCACCTCAAGGGCGTCGGACTTGTGCCGCGCCCAGAAATCTTGAAGAGACCGCTGATTGCGGTCGCGCCATGCCGTGAGCTCGATCGAGGAATCGCTTTCCCGAAAGAACGCACCGCAGCGGTCGACCATCTGGCCGGCTGGAACAGTGTCGATCGGCTCACCGGCCCGCCAGGCGATGAAGACGCTGCCTGCTGTGCCGATGGCCTTCTGCGCCCGCTCTGCCTGGTAGCTATCCGCCGCCACCGTTGCCGAAACCTCGATGATCTCGGCCTGCGCCATTTCCTCGGCGACGTAGACGCCTGAAAGGTCTTCGGGCCAGCCCTTGCGGAGCGCCTGCGCCTCGGCGCATTTCGCGAGCATGACGTGGGGCATCGTGGCCCACTTGCCTTCCGGCTTCATATCCGTGCCGGGCTTCGGCTGGCGCTTCTTCTTCGGCTTGCCGCTGTCGGCCCATTTTTCGCCGGTATCCACCCACTCCCATTCCGCGGCGGTGATGGGGGCGTATTCCTCCCAGTAGGCTACGCCGACGCAGGGGTGCCATTCGCGATCCGGCCCGAAGCGGTAGCAGCGCACGACCGCGCGAACGATGCCCTTGGGGTTTGTTGGCCCGGCAAGAGCTGGGTCCGTCTCGATCGTCGGCTCCTGGTCATCGGGCCGGTAGGCGCCGGAGCGCGCTGCGATCGAGCGATAGCCGTCGATGCCGGTGATGATCGACATTTTCCGGCTGTCGGGTTTGTCCTTGTTGTAGACGACCGCGTAAATCTGCTTGCGGAAGGGGTCGAGGCCGACGCGCCGGCAGACCTCGATGAAGAGGTCAAATTCCTGCGGGTTGGTGTCCGATGCCACCGTCTGGCGGATCAGGTTTAGTTCCTGCGGCCGGAAATCGCGAACGCGAGGAAGGTTCTGGCCGGTGGTGAGTGCGAGGGCAGCGCCCATGTTCAGGCTCTCCGAACTTTGAGTGAGACGGACCCGTTGGAGCGGGTGACGCCGGGGATTTCCTCGCCGGCCTTCACCGCTTCATTCAGCGCGCGCTTGTCGAGCGTGGGGTCTTGGGGCTTCCAGAAACGGGCAGGGATTTGGGCCTCGTCGATGACGATGGCGCGGGGCGCGGTGTCAGCGATCGAAAGCGTCGCCTCAGCCAGCGGCAGGGTCTTGATCTCGCCGATGACCATGGCCTGGCCGATGATGGCCCGGAGGCTGTCGATCCGCTTTTCGAGGGCGGTCTTGCGCTCCTGAAACTGGCCGATCTTGTGCTTGAGCCCGGCTTCCAGAACTTCGGCCTCAGTGACCATCGCCAGAACCTCGGCAATGGCTTCGTGAAGGCCCGTCTCGCCTTCAATGGCGTCTCGGATGGCTTCGGTGTCATCGCCCAGAACCGTGGCCAGAGACGACCGCAGCGCCTTGGCGGCCTCAGCCTCGCGCTCCAGGTTGCGGACGGGAGCTGACTTGCGAGCGGCGCTCATGCCGTCACCGCCAGCACGATGGCCGCGAGCGTGGCGAGGTGCGCGCCGCAGATCAGGATCAGGTCGAGGTTGGAGGCGCGCGTCATGCCGCCACCTTCTTCGCCAGCCTTTCGGCCTGAATGATCTCGTGCGCCTGGCGGAGATAGGATTCCGCCATCGCCCAATGGACGCGGGCGTCCTGATAGCGGCCTTCGGCGCTGGCCTCGTCACCGAGGCGGTTGCGGAAAGCGATGCGGGCGTTCAATTCCGCGACGGTCGGCGGGGCAGGGGTAAACAGCTTCTCTACGGCCATGGGCTAGATCCCTGTTTTCAGATTGTTGAGGGCGCACGCCGCCAGTTCGCTGGCGCGCGTTTCTGGAAGGCCGGCGCGGATCAGGCGGGCTCGCGCCTCGGCTGGCGTGATCTCGTTCCGCGTCATGGCGATGATGATCGAGCCGATGAGGCGGGGTTCTGGCGCGCGCTGCGGAGCGATATCCGCGAGCCTCACCAGCGGGATCGGCTTGGCCTGCGTCATGCGCACCGGGCCTAGATCGAGGAGGGCGGGGCGGTTCACGCCGCCACCTTCGGAACCCCGAGAATGGACGCGGCCATATCTGCCAGCGGCACTTGCTCACCCAGACGGGGAAGGCGGACGCGCGACGCGTCGTGCGCCGGGTCCGGCTCATACCGGCGCGCGAGGCGGGTGAGCGCCGCGTCCAGCGCCTTCCGCGCTTCCTGATGGATCGCGAGGGCTTCGGCCTGCGCCTGCAGCTGCGGAGCCCGCGCCGCCTCCCAGCCCTTCAGCGTGGCCGACAGGTGCGCCAGCGAACCGCCCAGCTGCGCCTCCCGAAACTTCAGCGCGTCGCGGGCCTTCTCAAACGCCTGCCCGGCCGCGACCTCCGCCCCCACCAGTTCAAGGATTTCGGCTTCGTCTTCGGCGCTGAGCATCTATGCGGCCTCCCGCTTGGAGACGACCCGCAGGCCACTCCGGTGGATCATCAGGCCGCGAAGGGCGGGCTGGTGAGGTGCGGTGATCTCGCGAACGGGCGTGAAGCCCTCCGGCAGGCTGGATCGCGGGCCCATGGCCTTTGTCCAGCGCAGCACACGCCCGAGGTAGGTCTTGCCGCCGCCGCAGAGAACTTCGACAACGGTTCCGGTCTTCAGTGGCGTTTCAGCGGTGAGCATTGGACCCTCTCGGCTTGGCGTGAGACGGAAAATAATTCCGTTTGCTTTTCTGGTCAAGCGAAATCGGAAAATAATTCCGCACTATCGCCACGGCAGGCTGTGGCAACGTCACCCGCGAGGGGGAATTCGGCCAGTTTCCCGAGGTCTACGGCGGATAGCCCCAGCTCATCCATCCTGGCTTTTGCGCGGTCGCTCCAGTGCATACCCCGGTATCGCGCGGCGGGCCGGAAATCGTCACGGAAATATCTTCTGGACAAGCGGAAATCATTTCCGTATTGTCCCCTCCCATGACCTTGAACGACGTCATTGAAAAGCTCGGCGGGCATGCGGCGGTCGCGGCAATGTGCGGCGTCAGCCATTACGCTGTCGCCAAGTGGGTGCAGGGCCGCGAGCCGGGCATTCCGATGAAGCACTGGCCCCGGCTCCGTGAGGCGACCGGCGGGCTGCTTTCCCTAGATGACATGGAGCGGATGAACGCTGCGGCCTTGGAGGCTGCGCGCGAGCGGTTCGCTGCGAAGAGGGCCGCATGAGCGTCCTATGGGCGGCGATCTTCGGCTTTGCGGCGTTCTGCGGCTTCGTCGCGCTGGTCCGCTGGCGCGAGGTGTCTGACGAGGCAGGTGAGCGCGTGGGCGATGATGGGCCCTCGCCAGCCGTAGAGCCTCTGAACGAGGTCGACCGCTTCCGTAGGGATGGTGCGCTGTGAGCCGCCTCCCTCGATCAAACGAAACCTCATGTCTGCGACCCCAAGCGCAGCATGGCCCCGTGCCGTGTACCCCCTTCAGGAATAGTCCTGTCGTCGCGGCGCGGGGAGCCTTTACCCCTGCCGAGGGGACCTCTGCTGGCGCGCGCGAGCGTCGGACTAACCAGCAAGGCGGCGTGCGGCTTTCGGCAGGGCCGGCGAAAGCTGGGTGTGTACTCACCGTCAAACGTCGCCGTCTTGCGCTGAAATTCGGGCTGACTGCCCGTCACGAGGCCCTTCCTGGGCGTTTCCCTCGACTGGCGGGGGCTTCGGCTCCCGCCCTTTTCAATACCCGACCCAGCAGTAACCCTAACCGGAGGGCGCATGATCGACGCCGCAGAACGAAAGATTTTCGAGAGCGCGAAAAGCCTCTTGAACGAGATCGAGGCCCTGAAGGCTGATCTCGCGCAATGGAAGGACGACGCCATCGAGGCTGGCCTGACGAAAGAGCGGGTCGGTGATCTGCTCGCGGTCGCGAAGCTGGAAGTCATGGACCAGGCGAAGCGGGCGAAGAAGGACGAGCAGGCGCGGCGCCGGGCGGAGCTGGAAGGCCAGCTTTCCATGCTGCCGGAAGAGCCGAAGAAGCCGCGCCTCACCATGTCGGCAAAGATGCGCGCCGCGCCCAAGGGCTCGTTTAAGGCTCAGGTTGGCGAGGCGCTGCAGAAGGTGGCCGACAAGTTCGAAGATTCCATCGAGGCCTTGAAGAGCGCGCCGGAACATGAGCCCGAACCTCCCCACGATCCCGAAACTGGCGAGGTGATCGAGGAAGCCGCCGACCTGATGCCGGAGCCGGGCAGCGAGGCGTTCGACGCCTACGCGGACCTTCGCGCCGCCGCCAATGCGGACGAGCAAGCTGAAGGCGCCCATCGCGGCGTTCCATACCAGCAAGGACAGAACCCCGCCGAAACGCCGCCGGTAGTGTCGGATTTGATCCGGCCCGAAGACGACCTCGCCGCCGCGCGTCGCGCCAGCTTCGATGAAGACCTCGAAATCCCCTCCTTCGCCCGTCGCGGTCATCCCGACTGCCCGGTCGGCCGCGTGCCGGAGGCAGCGGAATGAAATCCGCCCATCTCAAATCGCAGCGCGCCTATCAAAAGCGGGACGAACTTCTCGCCCGCGCCGTCGAGCGCCGGGAGAAGGCGTTCAAGGCATGGCGGAACGCTCCCAAGGGCGAGCGCGATCGCCGCTTTGCCGAACTGAAGGCCGCCACCGCGGCAGAACTGCGGGCGAGCTGGTGATCCTGATTACGCTCCCCGACCTTCCGCCCAGCGTGAACCACAGCCTCGCCGTGCGCCGGCGTGGAAGCGTGACGCGCCTCGGCAAGTCCGACGAGTATCTCGCCTGGATTCGCAAGGGCGCATGGCATGTGCAGGCGCAGCGCAAAGGGCAGTGCCTCTCGGGTCCGGTAGAGTTTCGCTTCACTGCGAAGCGCCCCTGCGCCGCGTCGGACCTCGACAACCGCCTGAAGCCCATCATCGACGCCTGCCAGCAAGGTGGAGCCATCGGGAACGATAACCAGATCGTCCGCATCGTCGCGGAATGGGATGACGCAATCGACGCGCCGACCGTGATCCTTCAGCCGATCGCTGGCCTCCAGCCGGGGAGGGAAGCGGCGTGACCAGGATCGAAACGATAGGCGACTGCACGCTCTATCTGGGCGACTGCCGGGAAATCCTGCCGACGCTTGGGCGCGTGGACGCCGTGGTCACGGACCCGCCGTATGGGATCGACATCGGCGGCTCTGGCTCCATCGGCGGCTCTGGCTATGTGGCGGCGAAGGACTACGGCAAGGCCGACTGGGACGCTCAACCGATGAGTGCCGAGCAGTGGGCCTTGATCCGCTCCTGCAGCGACAAGTGGATCGTCTGGGGCGGAAACCATCTCGCGCTTGTTCTAGGGCCGAGCGCAGGCGTTCTCGCTTGGGACAAGAAGTGTCAGGACGGGTGGGACGACACGTTCAGCGAGATGGAGTTTGCTTGGACGAATGTCATCACGCGCGCCAAAGGGTTTCGGCATCTCTGGGCGGGCGCGCTGCGGGCCAGTGAGCGCGGCCTGAATGTTCGCCAGCATCCGACACAAAAACCTATCGCACTCATGGAGTGGTGCTTGGGTTTCCTGCCGTCAGCCAAGACCATCCTTGATCCGTTCTGCGGGAGCGGCACCACGGGTGTCGCGTGCGCACTGAATGCCCGCGCCTTCATCGGCATCGAGCGCGAGCCGTCATACTTCGACATCGCCTGCCGCCGGATTGAGGAAGCCTACAAGCAGCCCCGCCTCTTCACCGAGCCGCCGCCCAAGGCCGAACAACTCACCATGCTGGACGGTGCCGCATGAGCAACTTCCACCCCCTCACGACATGGACGGAAGAACAGGATGCCGAACTCCGCCTTCTCTGGGATGAGGGCCGCTCTGCCTCCCAGATAGCGCGCACGGGCAGGTGCGGCGACCGCTCGCGAAACGCCATCATTGGCAGGGCGCACCGGCTCCAGCTGACGGCTCGCGCCCCGCGTCCCGTCTCCGATGCCTGCTACACGCCGCGCATCGTTCGCGAGCCGAGGGTCAAGGCGGAAAGGCCCGCCAAGCCGGAAGCCGAACCCCGCTACGCCAGCGGCTCCTGGGGATGCCTCTGGATCGAGGCCGATCACGACCTCGCCAACGCGCCCAAATGCGGTGAGCGCCGCATTCACAAGAACGGGCGGGATTCATCCTACTGCGCCGCCCACCATGCCCGCGCTTTCACTGCCGCCTACCGTATCTCTGACGAGGAGCGCGAGCGCCGCCGTGATCTTGGCCGGCGCAATATCGCCCGCTGGAATGCGAGGGCGCGCGCATGAGCTACGCGGTCCCCCTTGTTGAGAAGCACGACGCCGCAGCGTGGCCGCATGACGTCGACGTGGAAGAGGCGGTCATCGGTGTGATGCTGGGCCGTCCCGAACTCATCGACCATCTTGGCCCGGTGAAAGAGGATGATTTCTTTTGCGCCTGGCATCGCGTCATCTGGGAATTGATCGAGGAAACGAGGTTGGCGGGGCGGGCCGTCTCTGCCCTCTCGGTGATCTCCGACCTTCGCGAAATCCGCTCCCGGTCTGACCTCGATTACATTCCAGACGAAGGCTATGACGGCGACATAAACGAGATCGCGATCTGCGCGCCCTTCACGGCTGGCGGGGCGAAATCGGCAGGTGACACCCTCCGCCACCTCGCGCACCGCCGGCGGATGATCGCAGCCCTCGGGGCAGGGATCGGGGATGCGCAGGCGATCCATCCTGACGACACACCGAGCAAGATGGCCGCTCGCGTCATCGAGGCTATCCATGACGTGACGCCCGCCGAAACGCGGCGCGAGCCCCGCGGCGCCGTTCTGGATCGCATCCTTGCCAGAGCCGAGAGGGCAGAAGCGGATACGGGCCTGCGCGTCCTGTCTGGGCTCAAGGTGTGGGATGAGAAGGTCGCGGCCATGAAGCCCGGCGAGGTGCACATCATCGGCGCCCGCCCCGGCATGGGTAAGACCATCGTCGGCGCGAGCTTCGGCCTCAACGCTGCCGAGCGAGGGCAGGGCGCGCTGTTCTTCTCCATGGAGATGAGCGAGGAACAGCTGTCGTCCCGCGTCCTCTGCGACATGGTGCACCGGAACGGCCATGAGCTTTGGACCAACACGCTGCGCAAGGGCTCGATCCCCGGCTTCCTGATCGACCCGCTGCTGGATGCGCGCGACCGCCTGGACCAGATCCCGCTCTACATCGACGACCGCAGGGGCCTCACGCTGGCCGATATGGGCCTGTCCGCCCGAGAGGCGCAGCGCCAGATGGAAAAGAAGGGCGTCCGCCTCTCTCTGATCGTGGTGGACTATCTCACGCTGATCCAGCCATCCGACCGCTACAAGGGGAACAAGGTCGCGGAAGTCACTGAGATTTCGCGCGGGCTCAAGATGCTGGCCGGCGACCTTGCCGTCCCGATCGTCGCGCTCTGCCAGTTGAACCGGAACACCGAGGCGCGGACGAATGCCGACAACCGGCCCCGCCTCTCCGACCTTCGCGAATCCGGCGCCATTGAGCAGGACGCAGAGACGATCTCCCTGCTTTTCCGAGAGGAATACTACGTCCGCAATCGCGAGCCCGCGACCAAGGCGACCGAGGAATACGGCAAATGGCTCTCCGATCTGGAGAGCTGCCGCGACCTCCTGGAGATCAACCTCGCGAAGAACCGGGACGGCCAGACGGGCGTCCTGCAAGCCAAGATCATCGCAGCCTGTAGCGCATTGAGGGACCTATGAGCCGCTGGTATCGCGCCTATGCCGGGACGACGAGCGATGCGAAGCTGGGTGAAGCGGCGCTGATCGCCGGATGCTCGCGCGCCGTTGCGATTGCGGCATGGCACGCGATCCTGGAGGCCGCCGCTGAGGCGAACGCTGGCGGGTCCTATGAGACGACGCCCCGGCGGGTGGCGGTCATCTTGGGTGAGCCCGTGGCGTCTCTTGACGCGGTGTTTGCCGCTTTCACCGAGATCGGTCTTGTCGCTGACGGGCAGATCGTGGCGTGGCGCCGGCGCCAGTATGAGAGCGACAACAGCACCGAGCGCTCACGCGCATTCCGGGAACGGCGGAAAACCGCTGCAAAGGCCGGTGGAAACGCCGATGCAACGCCGATGCAACGTTGCGCAACGCCCCCAGAGACAGAGACAGAGACAGAGAAGAAGATAGATACGGGCGCCGAGCGCCCGCCGGCGGCAAAGCCGCCCGCCGCTGTCCCTATCGGTGAAGCCGTCGAGGCGTACAACGCCGCAGCGCGGGAATGCGGCTGGCCGGTTGCCAAGCCCGATGTGTCACCCAAGCGGAAATCCTCGATCCGGGCTCGCCTAGCCGATGGTGGAGGTATCGAGGCATGGAAAGCGGCGATGGCCCGCGCGGCCCGCTCCCCGTTCCTGCGTGGCGACACCGGGCGAGGGGCAGGCCATGAGGGATGGCGGCCGACGATCGATTTCTTCCTGCGCCCCGACACGTTCGCGAAGCTCACCGAGGGCGCATACGACCCGCCCGGCGCCAAGGCTGGCCCGCCTGCGGCTGGTGGCGTCTCCCGCGACCCGCGCGCGCCTGAGAGCGATTTCAAGGCTGAAGCCCGCCTGAGAGCGCACGACGAAGGCCGCTGGCATGAGCAGTTCTGGGGCCCTCCTCCCGGCTCTCCCGGATGCCTGATCCCCTCCCATGTCATCGACGCCTGGAACCTGAAGAGGGCCGCATGACCGATCAACTCGACCTCGACCGCGTGACCGTGAAAGCGAAAGAGCCAGCGAAGCGGTGGAAGGTGCGCGTCGTATTGCGCTGCACGGCCGACATTACGGGCTGGGATTTGCGGCTGCGACCGGGCCAGCCGTGGGTCTGGCCGCACGTCTATCCATCCTCCGAAATTGCAGAGCAGGCGATTGCGGACTGGATTGAAAAGAACCGTCTCGCTCACCCCGATATCGACCGCGTTATCCAGAGCGCACGGCCCTTCCCCGTGGAGGCCGCATGACCCCCACCTGGACCCGCGCCGCAGTCCAACAGCGCCTTGTGGAAGCGGAGCGCGTCATCGCCCGCACGACCGATTTCCCCATGAGGATTCGCACCACGGCCAGCGATGTGCCGCAGTCCATCAAGACCGAGGAAGAGCGCATGGATATCCTTCGCGGGATGCACGAGCGGCTGAAGATCGAGGGGTTCTACGACCCAAAGACCGGGCTTCTGATCAAGCCCGTCCCGCTCTCATGGGGTCGCGGCCTCCCGCCAACCGATTCCATCCAGAGGGCGGAAGAGGCGTTCTGGTGGCCGGCGATGTTTGTCCATGACGAAGCGCCGCGCATCTGCCTCACGACCTACATCGGGTTTCGGACCAAGCGGTCGCAGGGCTTCCCGGCCATCGTCATGGCCCGCCTTCGGAAGCGTGGGCTGGCCCCGGCCTACGCACGCGCCGCTTACCGCATGAAGGACGCCGCCCTCAGTGCCATCGTCGCCGGCCTCAATATGGCCCGCGTCCCCGTTGTCGCATTCGAAGACGCCGCCTAGTTGTCACGTTTTCTGTGCCACCACATCTTGCGTGTCACGTTTTGCGCCTTTACCCCTACCAAATCAGATTGTGTGGAAGGCTCGCCCTAATCGGCGGGCCTTTCGCGTTTCACGGGGAACAATGCCGCGCCGCGACGACCGAAGCCCTGAGGCCAAGGCGTACCGATCGCTCTATGCGAACGCAGCCTGGCGCAAGCGAAGGGCAGCGCAGCTCGCCCGCGAGCCCCTATGTGCCTTCTGCCTAAAGGAAGGCCGGACGACAGCGGCGACGGTCGCGGACCATGTGGTCAGACACAACGGAGACCGAACCCTTTTCTTTGAGGGCGCACTCCAAAGCCTATGTGACGCGGCCCCATGGCGCTGCCATTCGAGCCGGAAGCAGAGTATAGAAATTCACGGATATGACGGCGCGGTTGGCCTTGACGGCTGGCCATCAGACCCGCTTCATCCTGCAAACAAAACGGCCCGCTGAAGCGCTGGTAACGCCTCAACGAGCCTAACCACAACGATCGAGTGAGGATCGAAGATGGCTGATGCCGGTATAGGGCGTCATGGGACGTGCGCGCAATGTGCGGCACCGTTCGCAATGACGAAGCCGAACAGGCGGTATTGTTCTGAAAAGTGCCTGCGCAAGACGCAAAGCGCCAAGGGCATCAAGCGGCAGTTTACCTGTGAGGGTTGCGGGCAAGGGTTTCGCCCTCAGCGCACGGACCGCACGCGGTTCTGTTCGAGGCAGTGTAACTTTGCGAGCCAGAAGGCCGACGCTGCCCTGCGCAAACAGGAGCGGGCGTCTATGTCCGTCAGGCGCTGCGGTGATTGTGCTGCAGAGATCGGCCCACGTCGCAGGTATTGCCCTGCGTGCTTAAGGGTCCGAAAGGCAAGATGGCGGGTGAAGGCTCATGCGCCTCGCCCTCTAATCACTCGCCCCTGCGCCGGGTGCGGCCAGACCATTACCGGCACAGCCGGCAAGACGAAGTGCGCCAGATGCGCCAAGGCTGCGTATCGCCGCATCCGTAAGCATAGGCACAGGGCCAAGCACTACGGCTGTCACTATGAGCCAGTCGATCCGATCAAGGTCTTCGACCGAGACGGCTGGCGCTGTCAGCTATGCGGGCGCAAGACCATGAGAAGGCTTCGCGGAACATGTGAACCGCTGGCGCCTGAGCTCGACCACATCGTGCCGCTCTCTGCTGGCGGCGAGCATTCGTACCGCAACACCCAGTGCGCCTGTCGGGCGTGCAACACGGCCAAGGGCGCAAAGCCGATGGGTCAGATGCGGCTGATAGGGTGAGGACCCATGCCGGGGTCAAATCTCTGGGGCGATCGGCCTTGGGAACCGGCGCTGGGGTTTCGTACGCAGCGCCGCATAATTCGGACCGGGGGTTAGATTGGCGGAAAAGCGCCAGAAAGCAAAGATTGAATGGCCGGCGGATCGCGTTGAGCGGCGCCCGGTGTCGGGCCTCGTGCCCTACGCGCGGAATGCGCGGACGCACAGCCCGGAGCAGGTGGCGCAGATTGCGGCGTCGATCCGGGAGTGGGGCTGGACGGTCCCGGTGCTGGTCGATGAGACCGGCGGGATTATAGCGGGCCACGGTCGCGTCCTGGCGGCCCAGAAGCTGGGGATTGCGGAAATCCCGGTGATGGTGGCGGCCGGGTGGACCGAGGCCCAGAAGCGGGCTTACGTGCTCGCTGACAACAAGCTGGCCCTGAACGCCGGGTGGGACAACGAGCTTCTGAAGGTAGAGCTGCAGGATTTGCAGTCGCTGGGCTTCGAGGTGCCGCTGATCGGGTTCGGTGAAGATGAGCTCGCGGCGCTGTTAGCTGACAAGTCGTCAGGTTTGACGGACCCGGACGAGGTGCCGGAGGCGCCTGTTGAGCCGGTGGCGGTGCTGGGCGACGTGTGGCTGCTCGGAAAGCACCGGCTGGTCTGCGGCGACAGCACTACGACCGAATCTGTCGCAGCGGCGTTGGGCGGAGTCGAGCCGCATTTGATGGTCACGGACCCGCCTTATGGCGTGGAATACGACGCCAGCTGGCGTGAGCGCGCTGGCATGAACAAGGGAACGGCCGCTAGCGGCAAGGTGCTGAACGACGACCGCGCAGACTGGCGCGAGGCCTGGGCGCTCTTTCCGGGCGACGTGGCCTATGTCTGGCACGCGGGCCTGTTTGCCGGGACGGTTGCAGATAGCCTTGCGGCGGCGGGGTTTGAAGTGCGGTCCCAGATCGTCTGGGCGAAGAGCCAGCTTGTGATTGGCCGCGGTCACTATCATCCGCAGCACGAACCCTGCTGGTATTCGGTGCGGAAGGGCAAGACGGGCCATTGGGCCGGCGATCGGAAGCAGACGACGCTCTGGCAGATCCCGAAGCCGCAGAAATCGGAGACGGGCCACAGCACTCAGAAGCCGGTCGAGTGCATGGCCCGGCCGATCCGCAACAATTCATCGCCCGGCCAGGCGGTCTATGAGCCCTTCTCGGGCTCGGGCACGACGATCATCGCCGGCGAAATGGAAGGCCGCTCGGTCCACGCGATCGAGTTGAACCCGGCCTATGTCGACGTTGGCGTTGAGCGCTGGCAGGCGTTCACGGGCAAGACGGCCACGCTGGAAGGCGACGGCCGGACGTTTGCAGAAATCAAGGAGGGGCGGCTCGCCAAGGCCGCAGCGTAAATGCGCGGCAGAAAGCCGAAGCCTACCCACCTGAAGCTGGTCGCCGGCAATCCGGGCGATCGGCCGTTGAACAAGGCCGAGCCGAAGTTCGCCCTGTCGATCCCGACGCCTCCGCCAGAGTTGTCGGACGACGCGAAGCTGGAATGGGGCCGGGTCTCGGAGCGGCTTTATCGGGCCGGGATATTGACCGAGGTCGATCGCGGCGCGCTCGCCGCTTACTGCCAGGCCTATGGGCGCTGGATACAGGCTGAGCGGGCGATTGCCCGGCTGGCCGAGGCCGACAAGGCGACGGGTGGTCTGCTGATCAAGACCACGAACGGAAACGCGATCCAGAATCCTCTCGTCGGTGTCGCCAACAAGGCGGCGTCGGACATGGTTCGGTTCGCCGCTGAATTTGGGATGACCCCGAGTGCCAGGAGCCGGATCAAAGCCGAAGGCCAGAAGCTCGAAGACGAAGCGGACCAGTTCTTCCGCTGACGACCCGGTCACCGCATACGCAAAAGACGTGGCGGCCGGGCGGATTGTCGCCGGGCCTCATGTGCGGGACGCCTGCGCGCGGCATCTGAAGGATCTGAAGGAAGGGCCTAAGCGGGGTCTGGTCTGGGAAGCGGAATCCGCCAAGCGGTTCGCGGACTTCTGCCGGGTGGTCTGCTGCGTCCAGGTCGGGCCGGATTGGGTGCCGTTTATCCTGCATCCCTCGCAGTGGTTTATCGCCGGGTCGATCTTCGGCTGGAAGCGGAAGGCGACGGGCAAGAGGCGGTTTCGCACCGCGTATGTTGAACAGGGCAAGGGCAACGGGAAATCCCCCCTCGCTGCTGCGATCGGTCACTACCTGCTGGTAGCCGATGGTGAGCTGAGCGCGGAGGTGTATGCCGCGGCGTCCAAGAAGGATCAGGCGATGATCCTTTTCCGGGACGCGGTGACGATGTGGCAGAACTCGCCCACGCTGACGAAGCGCCTGACGCCATCGGGATCGAACCCGGTGTGGAACCTGGCGCACCTCGACACGGGCTCGTTCTTCCGGCCGATCTCGGCTGAGAGCGGGCAGTCAGGGCCTCGCCCTCATGGGGCATTGATCGACGAGCTTCACGAGCATCGGGACGGCGAAGTCCTGCGGATGCTCAAGGCGGGGCAGAAGGCGCGGCAGCAGCCGCTGACCTTCATCATCACGAACAGCGGCGCCGATCGCCGCTCGGTCTGCTTTGACGAGCACACCTATGCGGTCGAAGTGGCGGCCGGCACGAAGGAAGACGACGAGTATTTCGGCTACGTCTGCGGATTAGATTCAGCAAGAACAGTAGCTTATGACCTCGATAATGTGTTACGTCTCGCGGCGGAGACATGCACATGCGGCAATGCAAAAATCACCCCGAGCGACCTGTCTACGCCAAGGAGCTTTGCACGACTTGTTACGGGCATTGGCGGAGAGCCGAAAACTTCGCGGCTGGCAAAGGGTGCCTTAATCACCCCGACCGAGAGGCTGTTTCTCGACGCCTTTGCCACTCTTGTTACACGCGATTCAGGGAGCAACGCTGCGAGGTCTACGCTGAAAAGCGAAGGGCAATACAGCGACGGTGGGCTAAATCTCCTGGCGGGATGGCCAGATCAAGAGAGCGGAACAGGGAGTACCGAGAGCGGAAAAAAATCTCCGACCCAACGTGGCAGTCGGACCGAACGCGGCTTGCAAAGTACGGGATCACCCCAGAGCAAATCGCAGAAGTCCGAGGCAAACAGGGCGGCGGCTGCGGAATTTGCGGAACCGGAACAAGCCGTCTCTGGGTGGATCACTGCCACGATACGGGAGTTGTTCGGGGATTGCTCTGCCACAAATGCAATGCAGGAGTCGGTATGCTCGGAGATAGCTTCGAGAATATACGGCGAGCACTTGCCTACATGCAAAGTCCGCCAGCGCTTCCGCTTGGAATCAGGGCAGATAAAGGAAGACCTGCCCGCTGACGAACCCCTCGACGACCCGACATGCTGGATCAAGACCAACCCTCTCCTGGGCGTCACGATCCAGACCGACTATCTCGAAAAGCAGGTCCGGGAAGCCAAGGGCATCCCGGCCTACGCGAACACAGTCCGCCGGCTGAACTTCTGCCAGTGGACGGATAGCGTCACCGCAGCGATCTCCCGGCATGTCTGGGATGCGTGCCAGGGTGATGTGGATGCGGATGAGTTGACCGAGAAGGGCTACCCCTGCTTCGGCGGGTTGGACCTTTCAAAGACGGGCGACCTCACGGCCCTGACCCTGACATGGGTTCTGGACGGGACGACCGATCGGCAGAAGTTCGCCTCGAAAACATGGTTTTGGACGCCGGCCTCGACGATGAGGGATCGGGCGTTGCGGGACCGGGCGCCATACGACGCATGGTCAATGCAGGGCTTCCTCGAAGCCGTGCCGGGGCCGCGCATCACATACCGCTGGATGGCGGACGCTTTGGCCGAAATCTGCGCGCGGTACGCGCCGGAGAGCATCGGCGGCGACCCATACGGCATGACACAGCTTCTGGAGCAGTGCGCCGAAATGGGCGTCAGCCTCCCGGTGCAGACACACCCGCAGGGCTTTAACAGGCGGGTGATCTCGAAAGATGAGGCCGGGCCGGACGGCGCGAACGAAGTCGCGCTCTGGATGCCGGATTCGATCAACAAACTGGAAGCCGCTCTGCTGGAGCAGCGGATCACGATTGACCCGAACCCGGTCATGACGATGTGCGCGGCGAGCGTGGTCTATGACCAGAACAGGACGGGGCATCGGATGTTCGCGAAGGACAAGGCCACAAACCGGATCGACGGGATGGTCAGCCTCGCCATGTCGATCGGCGTGGCGACGGTGACGTCTGGCGAATCCGGCGGCGCTTCGTTCTGGGAAACGATGGCCGCCTGATATGGCGCGGTGGAATTGGCGCCGGCTTCTGTGGGGGCCGGAAGAGAAGGGGATGAGTTCGCTGGACCTGTTCAAGCAGGTCTATGGCACGCGCGAGACGCGCTCGGGCCAGACGGTGAACGTCAAGACGGCACTGGAGGCGACTGCTGTTCTGGCCTGCGTCCGCGTCATTGCGGAGGGCGTGGCGCAGTCGAAGATCAAGTTTTATACGGCGGGAGATCGGCCGGCGCGCATTTATCAGCACCCGGTTCTGGATCTGCTGACGTGGAAGCCGAACGAGTTTCAAACGGCGTTCGCATTCATCGAGACGGTTCTCATTCACGCGGTGCTGGCGGGTAACGCCTACATCTTTGTGAATCGCGTCGGGTCGGATCGACGGGCGCGAGAGCTGCTGCCGATCGAACCGAACCGCGTCACTGTCGAGCGCCTGCCCGATATGACGCTGCGCTACACGGTGCGGGATGACGCGGGGCAATCGCGTGTCGTGCCGTCAGATGCGATCTGGCATGTCCGCGGCCCGTCATGGAACGGCTGGATGGGTATGGATGCGGTGCACCTTGCCCGCGAAGCCATCGGCCTGGCGACGGCGACTGAGGCGAAGCACGCCTCGATGCACAAGAACAGCCCTGACCTGAGCGGCGTCTATGCCGTCGAGGGCAAGCTGAACGAAGCGCAGTTCAAGCTGCTGCGCGATTGGATTGTCCGCAATACGACCGGGGATCTGGCCGGCTCTCCGCTGATCCTCGACAACGGGGCAAAGTGGATTTCGCAGCAGATGAAGGGCGTCGACGCCCAGCATCTTGAGACCCGGAAATTCCAGGTCGAGGAAATCTGCCGGGCCTTCCGGGTGATCCCGATGATGGCCGGCTACAGCGACAAGACGGCGACCTATGCGAGCGCAGAACAGATGTTCATCGCGCATGTGGTGCACACGCTGACGCCCTGGGCCACACGGCTTGAGCAGTCGGCAGAGCGCAACTTGCTGGCCGAGGACGAAGAGATCGACATCCGCTTTGATATGCGGAGCCTGATGCGCGGTTCGGCTGCTGACCGGGCTGCGTATATCTCGAAGGCCCTCGGGTCTGGGGGCTCGCAGGCGTGGATGCGGATCGACGAGGCGCGCGAGGAAGACAGCCTCGAATGGATGGACGGCACCGACAGGCTGCCAGAGCCGACGAATGTTGCGCCAGTGGCGCCGGATACGAGCGCAGAAGACGCCGCGCGGTCCGAGGAAGCAGCGAAGGCGCTGGCCGCAATCGAAACGAAGGCGGCCGAGCGCAACACAGAGCTTGTCGCCGCCATCAAGTCGATGCCTGCGCCTGAGGTGCATGTCACGACGCCTGCGGTGACGGTCAACGCGGCGCCGATCAACATAACCGTGCCGGTGACGCAGCCGAAGCGCGGGACTGTGACGAAGACGGTGACGGCGTTCGACGCCGAAGGCCGGATCGCTGAAATGCAGGAAACAGAGGCCGACGAATGAGCTTTGGAAACACCACCGAGAACGATGTCGTAAAGCTGCTGTTTCAGGGCACGGCTCTGTCATGGGATGCGAACACCGACCTTTATGTCAGCCTTCACACGGCTGATCCGGATGAGGGTGGATCACAGACGACGAGCGAGGCGGCTTACACCAGCTATGCCCGCGTGACTGTGGCGCGCACGTCTGGCGGATGGACGGTGACGAATAACCAGGCCGTAAACGCTGCTCTTGTGCAGTTCCCGCAATGCACGGGTGGTTCTAGCACGGTGACTTATGCCGCCATCGGCACGGCATCGAGCGGCGCGGGCCAGATCATTGCATCGGGTGCGCTGTCGTCGTCGCTGTCGGTTTCGACGGGCATTCAGCCGCAGTTTGCGGGTGGCGCCCTGACTTTCACCCTCGATTAACGTGGCCGGTTTCCGCAATCTTCGCGCGTATGCTGACGCGGAGGATCTGGGGCAGTTTCACGTCACGAGCTTTCGCAAGGCGATCAGCTCCACGGCGACGACCACGAGCGCATGGATTGACTACAGCTACTTCCCCGGTAGTCCGACTGCGAATTTCTACGCCTCCAGCCCACTTGAGGCGGCGGTGGTGGACGCGGCACGCGGGATTTACGTGCCGAGCGTTGCGCCGGCCACGCAATGGCTGCGGAATGTAAAGCTGATGTCCGGCGCGTCGAGTGCGACAAGCGCGACGAACGGGCGCCAGCAGCTAATCATGGCTGATCTGCTGCTTTACTATCCGTTCATCGACACGGACGCGGTTGGAGAACAGCAGGACCTCGTGAACGCGGTGTCGATCCCGCGCTACACGCACGGGCGCGTCATTGCGGTCGGGCAGTCGGCGGCTTCGACCACGGGGCAGTTTACGTTCACCTACACAAATCAGGACGGCACGGCGGGGCGGGTCAGCCAGAACCACTTTACGTTTGCGATTGCAGGCGGCGGGCAGGTTGTGGCGTCGAGCGTGCAGAGCGCGACGAGCTATAAGCCGTTCCTGAGCCTGCAAGCCGGTGACTACGGTGTTCGGTCTATTGAGAGCGTGACGTTTACGGCGGGCGGTGGCGGGCTGATGGCGCTGGTTATCGTTCACCCTCTGCTGACGGCCTACATCACGCAGGAGTGCCGCCGGACGACATCGGGCAACCTTGAGAGCTACGGCGCCTGCACTGAGTTTGCATCGGTCATCAACAAGATGCCTGCGCAGATCAAGGATGGCGCGGTTTTAGACATTTTCGCAGCCGGGCACGGCGGGACTTTGGCCTCGTCCTTCCTGGCGGGCATCATCGAAACGACGTGGAACTGACATGGGCTGGACGAGCCAAGACGATCTGATCGACCAGATCACCACGAACGGTAAGTTCGGGAACGTGTTTTATAACAAGACGCTCGCGTCTGCTGGCACGGCTGGTCACTGGACGCTGCTTGCTGGCCATGCAGGCACGCCGCCTGCGGCCACGTTTGCGGGCGCTGATCTGACCTATGTGGCGACGGATGACACATGGGGCGAGGGCACGCTGTATCACGGCGGCAACGTCTCGACGGCGACCAAGCACTTTCTGGGCGCGGGCGCTGCGATCGTCGCGGCGGCTGGTGCGCCTTGGTATCTGATGGCCATAGACCTTGTGGGCTATGTCCCGCTGTCGGGCACGAACGTCAGCACGACCGGCACAAAGACTGTCACGATGACGGCCATCGGGTCGGGCGGTGGCACGGGCGACCGTTACGCCAACGGGACGGGCTTGAAATTGTTTGTCGCGGCGGACACGGTGCTTGGCGCAAACGCCCCGACATGCATCGTGAACTATCTGAACACGGGCGGCGGCGCGGGTGCGACGACTACGTTCACGTCCACGGCCTCACTCGGCATTGGGCAGTTGCTCAACTCGGGGACTGCGGCGAACAAGTATAACCCGTTCCTTCCTCTGGCTGCGGGAGACACGGGCGTTTCGGATATTGTCTCGCTGGTGTGGTCGGGCACGGCCCACGCATCGGGAACGGTCATCATCGGCCTGTGCAAGCCGCTCTGGACGATCCCTGTTCCTGCAACGGGTCTTTACTCGAAGATTGACTTCCTGAATGCATTTCCCTCGCTGCCGAGGATCGAGGACGGCGCGAACATTCAGTTCCTTATGTTCCAGACCGGCGCGACGACTTCTGCCGGCACGATCATGGTGGACTTCGATTACGGGTTCGGCGGCTAAGGTGGCGCTGCTTCAGAACGGGTTCCGAGACTACTCGTCCGGCGTCCGCATCTTTGGGGCAACGGCTTCGAATAACGCCTATCCGTCTATGCACATTGGCAACTGGGACAAGGCGGCGCTGAAGCGCAACCTGTCGTCAGGCACGGGCATAACGTCCGATCTGGCTGGCATCCCGAGCGGCTACCGTGACCGATACACATGGGTCATGCCGCAGAAGCCGGGCGCTTTGGCATCGCGCAATGCAATGCTCGGCACAGGGGCGCTATCTGGCTCTGGCGCGATGGGCGTCAACGGCGAGGCTGCGCTTACGGCTGTCGGCACGCTTGCGGGCACTGGCGCGCTTGTGGTGTCCGGCCTCTGTGAGATTGTGGCAACGGGCACGCTGTCGGCCAACGTCATTGCGGCGCTGGCTGCGGCGGCTGATCTCGCCGGATCCGGCGCGCTTGCGGGCACGCTGGAAGCTGACGGTTTCGCCATTTCGGCCATGACAGGCACGGGCACGCTGGCGATCACGAGCTACGCGACGGGCGAGCTTGAGTGCAACATTGCCCCGGCTGTTGTCCTGGACGCGCAGGCATTTAGCGCCGAGCTTTTGGCGACAGAGATCGAGCCGGGGCTGACACTCGACGGCGCGCTGAAACTGATCACGGCCGCCGTTGCTGGCAAAGTCTCGGGCGGCGGCACCGGCACAATTACGATCCGCAATGCGGTTGCAGACACGAAAGACCGGATCGTCGCGACGGTTGAAACCGACGGCGACCGGACGGCGATTACTTACGACCTGACGGACTAGGCCGATGGCCGGAACGTATTTCGGCTCCGATTATTGGCGCAGCGAGTTCTTCGGGCCGAGCGAAGACGCTCCGGCCGGGGCAATGTTCTGCGCCATTTCGGCCAGCGGAACGCTCTCTGGCGCCCTGACGAATGGGGCGGCCGCAGTGGTTACGCCGCCGGCGGCTGGCGGGGGTGGATCGTCTGCAATCGCCACGCGGCGCCCGCGGCGCGGCGCGGTCGAAAGTCCGCGGCGCCGGGTGGCCGCCGCAAAGCCGGGCTGGATGGCAGCGGCCATCACTGCGGCTGGGAGCATGACGGCCGAGATCGGGGCTCTGGCCTCGATCGCATCGAATATGAGCGCGTCGGCCGCCTTTGAGGCGACCGGCCAGGCAGATCGCCGCGGAGTTATCCGCCGGCAAGACAATGATTTTTGGCTGATGGCAGCCTGAAGAGGCAGGAATGACGCTTCGCACAAGCACTTGCGCGCTGACCCTCGACATCAAGTCGGTCAGCGATGCCGGCGTGATCGAGGGCTATGCCTCGGTTTTTGACGAAAAAGACTATGGCGGCGACATTGTTGCACGCGGCGCCTTCAAGAAATCACTGAAGGCGCGCGGAGCGCGCGGCGTAAAGATGCTGACCGATCACCGATCCGAGAACCGGGTCGGCGTCTGGGAGCATCTGGCCGAGGACAGCAAGGGCCTGATCGTGAAGGGCCGGCTGCTGATGGAGAAGCAGCTTGCGAAGGACGCCTACGTCGATCTGAAGGAAGGCGCGCTCGACGGACTGTCGATCGGCTACACCACGATCGCTGACACGATGGACCGCGCCAAGAACGCGCGCATCCTGAAGGAAGTGGACCTGCGCGAGATCAGCCTCGTCAGCTTTCCCATGCTGGATTCGGCGCGGATCACCGCCGTCAAGACCCTGGCCGATCTGAGCCAGGACGATATTCGCGAGATTGAGGCCGCCTTTCGGATGAAGGGTCTCTCGCGCACGGACGCCGTGAAGGCGGTTTCGGGCCTCAAAGACTGGCTGGCGCGCGATGCGTCGGCTCCGAACACGGACCTTCGTGACGAAGGGACCGCGGAAGCACTGGCGGAAATGATCCGCCGCAACACCGCAATCCTCTCCGCATAAGGAAACCGTTATGGAACTCACCGAGTTCAAGTCCCTCCTGGACAAGCAGGGCGAAGCCTTCGAGGCGTTCAAGGCAACGCACGAAGAGCTGAAGAAGAACGACACGCTGACGGCTGAAAAGCTGACGCGCATCGAGAAGTCGCTGGACGATGCCGTCGAGGCGAAGGCCAAGATCGAGGCGGCGCTGAAGGCCGAGGCCAAGGAGCGCGAGGAACTGGAGTTGAAGTTCAACCGCCTCGGCATCTCGGGCACCAAAGAAACGGCGCAGCGCACGCTGGAACTCAAGGAGTTCAACGCGACGTGCAAGTCGGCCGCGCTGGCCCGCCATCAGTCCTACGCCCCGATCGATGACAAGGGCTATGACGAGTACAAGTCGGCCTACCAGAAGTGGCTGATCGAAGGCGACCGCGGCCTCACCAATGACGAGGTGAAAACCCTCTCGGTCGGTTCGGCGCCGGACGGCGGTTACTTCGTGACCCCGGACGTGACCGGCCGGATCGTCAAGAAGGTCTATGAGACCTCGCCCGTTCGCCAGTACGCGAGCGTGCAGGCCATCACGACCGATGCGCTCGAAGGCATCGAAGACACCGGCGATGCCGGCGCGGGCTATGCCGGCGAACACGCCACCTCCGGCGATACGACCACGCCGCAGGTCGGCAAGTGGCGCATCCCCGTCTGGTGGATCGACACCGAGCCGAAGGCGACGCAGCAGCTTCTCGACGACGCTGCCGTCGATATCGAGGCCTGGCTGGCCGGTAAGGTGGGTGAAAAGCTCGGCCGCTTCGAGAATGCCGAGTTCGTCACCGGCGCCGCGAACAAGATCCGCGGCTTCGTCAATGGCTACACCACGGCGGCCGACAGCGGCTCGGGCGTGACTTGGGGCACCATCGGGCATGTGATCACCGGCGTCGACGGCGACTTCGCCGCATCGGCCAAGGGCGACAAGCTCTATGACCTCATGGGCTGTGTGAAGGATGAGTACCTCGCCGGCGCCGCATGGTTCACGCGCCGTTCGGTGGTCACCGCGATCCGCAAGTTCAAGGACGGCCAGAACAACTATCTCTGGCAGCCCTCGTTCATCGCTGGCCAGCCCGAGACGATCATGGGCTATCCGGTCGCGCGCATGGACGACTTCCCGGCGCTCGGCACCGGCAGCCTGTCGCTGGCGTTCGGCAATCTCGGCGCGGCCTACCAGATCGTCGATCGCATGGGCGTCCGCGTGATCCGCGACAACCTCACGTCGAAGCCCTACGTGAAGTTCTACACGGCGAAGCGCACCGGCGGCGCGGTCGTCAACTTCGAGGCGATCAAGCTGATGAAGTTCAGCGCCTCGTAAGGATGCTTCGGCGGCGGCTGAAACGGCCGCCGCCTTCTCTCTTTCCTCTGATCTGAAAGGACCGCAGCAATGCGCGATCTGGCAAACAACATCCACCTGGCGCGCGGTATTTCGCCCCAGGCGGCCCGCACCGACAATACCGCCATTGTCTCCGAGGTCGTCGACCTCAATGGCTATGGCAGCGCCGTGTTCGCCCTCATGCTGGGCGCGAACACCGACGCGAACGCAACGTTCGCTGTTCTGGTCGAAGACAGCGAGCAGAGCGGCAGCAACTTCGTGGCCGTGGCGGACGAGTATCTCAACGGCACCGAGGCGCTCGCCGGCTTCCAGTTCGACGACGACAACGAGTGCCGCAAGATCGGCTATGTCGGCATCAAGCGCTATGTCCGCGTCACGGTCACGCCGACCGGCAACGACTCGGGCAACATCTTCCTGTCTGGCCAGTGGATTCTGGGCCACCCGGAACGCGCGCCGACCGCCAACCCGCCGCAGTAATAGGCGGGTAGCACAGTGCTTGCGCCTTCGCTCATTTCAGCCCCGGCCTCGACGCCGGTATCGCTTAGTGAAGCGAAGGCGCATCTGCGCCTCGATTTCGACGACGAAGACACGATCGTCGGCGCCTATCTCGCGGCGGCCATCGCGCACCTGGATGGCCCCGATGGCGTTCTGGCCCGCGCGCTGGTGAGCCAGACATGGCGGCAGGACTTCAAGGCGTGGCCCGACGATTGCGGCAAGCTGCGGCTGCCTCTGGCGCCAGTCTCCGCCATCGGCTCGGTCAAGTATTCCGACGCCCAGAATGTTGAGCAGAC